GCTGATTTGAGCGATATTCCGCCGCCCGTTTCCGTATCAGCAAACACAACCCAAGTGTAAAACGTCCGGTTCTTTGCCAGTTTTTCAAACTGTGCAGCCAGGCTCTCCATCTTTTCTGAAATTCCACTCGATTTCAGCTTGTATTCGCCCAGCGTTGCCGTGTACTCATCATTGCAAATGGAGGACTCCAGTTTCATGATTCTTGCAGACAAATACAGTTCTCCGGCATCATCTACAATGTTCACTGTATCGCCGATCTTGATTCCATCCGGCAGATACGCCAGTTCCACTTCGTAGGATACGGCTGCATCATAGATCTTTTTCAGCTTTGATACGGCACGATTGCACAACTCTGACTGACTTAACGTATCATAGGTGTAAGTCTGGACAATATGACCGGTTCCATTTCCTTTTTCGGAAAGATACCGGCTCCATTTGGCCACCGCGCTCCGGGAATAAATCGTACTGCCGGACAGATATATATCGCCGTCATCATACTTATACCCTTTCAGATTGATCGGCGTTTCACTGTCTTCCGGATATCCGCCGGTAACGGAAAGTGCCGTAGCCAGATCTTCTACTGAACTTTTTACAATGATATTTTTCACTTCCCGGTTGATCCGAAGTTCTCGCCCCTGATCTACGCCGCGCTTCTTATGCAGGTTGATATATTTGTGCTTGATTTTCAACCGGTCGATTTCAAAAGTATAGGAAACTTCCGCGTCAAACTGCGTGGCAACGCTCAAAATACGCTCAGAAGCGGTGGTCTCACCCTCCCAGGACAGTTTCCGGTTATAATTGCTGACCTCATTGATTCCAATTTCAAAGCCGGAATCGTCGCTGAATTTTTCAACATAGTAGCTCGCTGGATATGCCTTGTCTGCTTTGTATTCGCCAACTGTCTCGTTCAGGAGATCCATACCGGCATCCTCGGCATAGATTTCTACTTCCTGTTTGAAAATATTTTCTTCGCTGGTAATGATCGTATAAAATTCCTGCTCATCGCCATTCTTCCGAAGAATATAATTGCCAACAGAACCATACTGTTTCGCATCATTCCGCGTGCTCGCCGTGTAATTCAGCGTAAATTCTAGTGTAGCAACACCTGCTTCCACCTCTTCTGTTTTCAGATCATCAGAAATGTACAATCCCTTCGGTAGCTCTGTGCTTGCCTGCCCAAGGACATTCATATGTCGGTCCGCAAAATATAAAATCATAGAAACACCTCCCTGTATTTCATTGTGTATGTTGGCTGTGTTGCCCAGTCCGATGCAATGCATTGGATCTGATTCATTCCAGGCTGCAGGCAAAAGTTCTCCCAATCGTTGCCCAACGCACCAAGATCCTGTCTCGGAAGTCCCTGTAACATGACCTCTCCATTGCTACAGTCAGCTGTCAAAACCTGATTTACCGAAAATTTATTCGGAATATCACGCCATTTTTCTACATTGTCAATTCTCACGAAGATGCCGCGGAAATAATTTCTGGTGACAAGCTGATTTCCTGTATTTCGACTTCCCCACTGTCCCAAATACAATTTCACTGTTGCCACTTTCACATCTTTTAATTCTGGAACTGTAAATTCCGGATAACTGCCCTTCCAGAAAAAACGTATTTTCTCTCCATGTTTCATCATGTCGCTTGCGCCATACGTTTGGCTGTATGGGTTTGCATCTTTTCGATGGCAAGGTTCAAAAGTATATGTTTTGACGATACGCGGGTTGTTTCCACCTACCCACATATTCATGTGCGCTGTGTTTCCGATCGTATCGGTTTTGTATATCTCCTGGCAGCAGATCATTTTTCCGTTCGCATCGCAGAAAGCAATCGCCTGGCAGCCCGTCTGCCCCATAAGACCAGTTTCAAACCAGCTGTTCATGTAACAATAGAGGTGCGTCGCTCCCTTTGCTCCATTGGAATCTACCACATCAATAGATTTCATAGCTCCATTCCAGCCGTTTGTGTTTGGACTTACATATCCACTGCTGGCCAGATACAGACCTTTGATGCTGTCTACGCTCATGACACCCAGCTTTCCAGCCGTCTTGCTGTTACTGTATAAGAAGTTGCTCCCTGTATCATCTTTCCACGCCGCATCCTGTGACCAGACATATTGGTCAGCATAGCTTGTTATCAGTTCGCTTTTTTTGTATGTTTCTCCGTTCAACTCATCCGGATCACCGAACTGAAGAATTTTCTTGGAGTCATTTACAAAACCTACTACTCCATTTTCACTGTGCATTACTGCCTGAAGCTTTGGAAAGGCCCGATAAGTGCCGTTGTACGACACAATGAACGTTTTTCCGTCATCCGCAGTCGGATTCACCGTAAATTCTTCCACCGAATACTTGAATGGATCCGCGCAGTAAAATTCCAGCTCCGCAGTGATCGCATTTCTTCCCGCCGGCACTTCACTCGTTCCCTGCTTTGTTCCGATATAATATTTGTCCGGTTCATCTGCAAAAATAAGGGTTGCCTGTTCTGCATCCAGAAGAGCATTCAGTTTGTTGTAAGCACTGCGAAAAGCTGCATTATCTTCGGCTACCAGCTGATATCCCACCACAATAGTCCTTGGCTGATAACGCTTTCGTCGATACTTTGTACCGTCAGACACGCCTGTTTCCAGATCTGTAATCTCCGTACCCAAAATTTCCCGG